TCAGCTTCATATTCTTGGATAATGTAAATACTCATGTTCCTCTTCTAGTTAGTCCGCAATTTAATAGCTTGGCTTGCGGTTTGCCGTAAGCGGTTCAACTCAACCGCTCTTTCTGACTGAGTCGCCTTTATGGCAACGTCAGCGGAAATCTTTTTGCTGAGAATGTCCTGATTGACTAGAACCTCATTCAACAGGTTGCGAATAGTGGCGAGTTCCACCTTTATGTCTTCATCCATTGACAACCTCTCGAATCTTCTTTACCTCTGCCTCACTCCATTCAACTCCGGCATATTTGTGGAGTTGCCGTCCTTGCGGAATTTTTCCTTCTCTGCGAAGTCGCAGCAGTTTTGGATGGGAAATACCAATCTGATTGGCAACTTGTTGTGTGGTCAGCATAATCGGTTGAATAATTGCAAAGCTGGTTAGCAGGTTTAAAACTCTTTTAAACCTATTCTAAACTTAAGTCAACTCTTTTTCTGAAAAAAATGCTGAGATCGGTTTCAAAAAAGTTTAGCGAAAGAATCGTTGAACGAAGAAGTGCTATGGGAATCTCTCAAGCGGATTTAGCCAAGGCGTTAGAGGTTTCTCAAAACACTGTCAGCAAGCTTGAAAGAAATCGGACAAGGATTGATACCGATAAAATTGAAAAGCTTTGTGAGGTTCTTGGTATTGACGTATCGGAAGCGTTGACGCCTGACCAGGTGAAAAAGTCAGAATCAAAGGAAGGCTACCGAACGATTCCTGAGTACAACGTCCGCGTTTCTGCTGGGCATGGCGAATTCCAAGGCATTGAACAGGTAAAGCAAAATCTTCAAATGCCCAAAATGTTCTTGCCGGAAAATGGGCAAGTGGGTTTCGTCAGAGTCGAAGGCGATTCAATGACACCAACCATCGCACATGGGGACTATGTGGCGGTTGAGTTCGATTCTGGCTACACCTCAGATGGCTTGTATCTGATAAGGATTGATGATGCGGTTTTTGTGAAGAGGCTTCAGAGGAAGTTTGGAGGAGTGAAAATCATTTCGGATAATTCACAATATGACGAAATGACGGTTTCACCGGATGATGGGAATGATTTTGGTCTGATTGGTCGCGTGGCTTTGGTGATTCGGAAGACATGAGCCACAAAAACGAAATCGTCCATGACCAACGCCAAAAGGCTTATGTTGGTCAGTTGTGGATTAACAAGAAAAGATACCGTCGAGTTCTGATTCGTTTTATTGAGGCGCAGGACTTAGAGCCTGACCAGTTGAACGCTCTGCTCGTTGAGCGATTTCTGAAGCTGAAAGAAACGCTGAGTCGAGAAGTCGAACGAGCAACTGATGAACAAGGTTTGTTCTTTTCAGAACTGTTGGATTTGTTCCTGGCGCACATTCAAGCAAACCGTGACGAGAGAACGGTTGGCAAGTATCGGCAGCAATTGCTTCGCTACCAAAAAATAGTTGGTGATTATCGCATTCGGCTTCACACCTCACAACTGACTGACAAGTTCGTTCTGTCTTTAAGAAAAGCTGGACTGAATGATCACAGTTGTAATTCATATCTTCGAGCAGTTCGCGCAATTCTCAACTGGTCTTGGGAGCAAGGTCAGATTCCAGCAGCCATTAAAGTCAAAAGCGTTCGCTCGTCCAAACCTCTGCCTGCTGTCTTCTCTCAGCAACAACTCGAAGATTTGCGGCAACACCTAGAACAAGGCTGGAACGAAACCAAACGAAGACGGTTTCTGGTGCTGCTTCGTGCCTGGTGGTTTTTGCGCTATACCGGAATGAGAGGCGGTGAGCTGCTGGCGCTGAAATGGGATAATGTTTATCCAGACCGAATCGAACTTCGCTCAACGCGAGACTGGAAGGTCAAAGGTCGCAAAGACGCAATCGTCCCCATTGCTGAAGATTTAAAAGAATTTATTCAGGCGCAGGATATTCAAGGCGAGAAGTTTGTTTTGGACAACGGCAAAGGTAAGCCGCTTTATAGTTCGCTTGGGGATTTGACGAAGAGCATGAGGAAGGCATTATTGAAGGTGGGGATTGAGAACGCGAAACCGCTGCACTCGTTTCGTTCTACGGTTGCGACTGAGTTGCTTTCCGGTGAGTGTGCGAATCCGGTGCATGTTCAAATGCTACTAAGACATGAAAGCATTCAAACAACCATGTCTTATTTAAATAGTGACCATTTGCAGCAAGTCGATCTCGTCAATAAACTAGGAAACTCGCCACAAAACACTGTTTCAAAGAAAAAAACCGAAAGCCGCAAGCCCAGTATTCATCTAGCCTATAGCCGAAAACGCTAAGGTGACTGTTAATCATTGGGTCGCTGGTTCGAGTCCAGCTTGGGGAGCCACTTCCAGCCGATTTGTGACACCTCCGTTAAGTGGCGGTTCTGACTATCCGCCAGTGATTGCCTCTTTCAGCTTCTTTGCCTTCCTGACTTTTCGATAAATTCCTACTCCAGCCGCTGCCATTGGCAACCCTACTGCTGTCAAGATTAGCTCAACGCCACCGGATTCTACAGCAGAATTGAAATATTCAAAAAAGATTTCCATTTAATAACTCCAAATCATCAAATCTTCTCTGTCATCTAAATGCAGGAAGCGATTGCTTCCGGTAAATGAGAAGCCATAGCCACCAAATAAATTCATCTGAATGGCAATCTGAAGAAGTCGCGCACCATCTGCATTCCAAACCGCTAAATCAGCGGCTCTTCCAAGACTATGATAACCCGTGCTTTTGGGTTTCCCGTCTTTCCATTTTGCTTTTTCAACTGGGTGATCTAGTGAGCGATAGGCTGAAGTTAGTCTGATGGGTTTGCCGTAGTGCTGCCGCAAGGTTTCAAGCTTTGTAAGAAAAGAACTCGACATAGAGCATTCACCTGTGAATTTACACTTCAGCTCGTCCCTCGAAAAATGCTCTGAGTGGTCAATAAATTCCATTAGGTTTCTCGTTCAGGATAATCAATACACTCTTGCGAATACATTTCGCCAAACGCTTCTCGTTGAGGCAACGGCATTAGTTGCAAATCTACATATCTGTGATTTTCGCGGTAATGGTCAATGACACAACTGCAAAGTTGAATAGCCGATTGCATCGCTAGATTGCTCGTCATTCCTTGCATTTGATAAGTCGGTGCAAGTCGCAAAGAACACTGATAAGCCCATGAAACGAGGTGCAAAGTCTTGTACTCAACAGGCAATGCGAAAGCTGACGTTGAGAGCAGCAAAGCCAAGCCTGTGAGAAGCGGTTTCATTTTTTTAGATTATCCATTTTTTGACTTAGTTCGCTAATGGCAACAGTCATGTTGGTGAGCGTTGTATTGAGCTTTTCATGAACTGCTAAAAGCTGCTGAGACTGCGCTGCTTGCAGGTTCGCAAGTTTTTCTGTTGTGGCCTGTTGAAGTTGTGAATTTTCCCGTAATAGTTCGCTGACGCGAATGTCGCTTTCGGAGTCCTTCGTAAGCCAAATGTTTCTTTCTTTTTCAAAACCTCTTAAAAGAAACACGATCAACCACCCGCTGAAGGTCAAAGAAGCCATGCCAAAACCTAAATCTTGGACTAATTGAATCATTGTGTTAGGTTCTGCTGACATTGCTCGGCCTGTGTTAGATGTTTTCTAAAGCTTCTATTCGTGCGGTTAAGGCGTCAATTTGAGACTGTTGGGATTCGATGAGGACTTGTTGTTCTTTGATAGCCGCAACCAAAAGTGGAATAGCTTCTGTGTAGCGAATCCCTAAGTATCCATCTTGGTCTTCATCTATAATTTCAGGCAATACCGTTTGAACATCTTGAGCGATTAACCCAACTCGTTGTGTTTTGATTTCTGCGTTGTCTGCTTTAAGAGTGTATTTAACAGCCCTTAATGATTGAACAGATTCAATAGCGTTTTCTATATTTCCAGTAATGTCCTTTAATCTTTCATCAGAGTTGCCAGTCCAAGATGTCGCTCCCGCAGAAAGATAAACTCCGAGATTGCCCGAAACCGCTGGATTGATATACACGACAAAAGCACCGGCGCTATTCATTCCAAACGACCAGTTACTGTTGCCTGAGTTATACCCTGTGTTGATTGCTGAATACGCCCCGGGGCCACCTGTCACACTAGTTTTAGCTTGAATAACCCCTTGATTTGATACAGCACTCGTAGTCCCCACCAGCAAATTCCCACTAGCATCCACAACAAAAGGCGTACTATCTGGATTTGCTGAATCTTCAACAACTAACGCATTTCCGCTTCCTGTTTGCGTAATTCTAACCAAGTCACCTGAATCTGAACCAGAGACGGTCAAGGCTCCTAGTGTTGCCGTTCCACCAGTAACTGTGATTGAATCTGAATCTTGGGTAGCAATCGTTCCCAATCCTAAATTGGTTCTAGTGGTCGAATCATCTGAAACATTTAAAGAACCCGTCACGCTGATATTTCCGCCCGTGTTTAGCTGTGCAGAAGTGGAAACCGTGCTGGCAGTTAGAGTGAGACTCGAACCGTTATAGTTTTGGATTTCGTTTGTTTTTAATAAACTCATTTAAATAAGCTCAACAAATTCGAAGTTGTAGTCATAGAGTTGACTGCCAGGATAAGAATAAGCAATACTGGCTGGCTCAAAGAAGCTACCAAAAACTGCGGTGTTCGTTTGATAGCCTAGGATCTCAGCAGCCACTGGTTGCATTCTCAGCCCAGCAAAAACTTTGGTTGCTGTTGCTCGTTCGCTTTCCAAAACTTGAACGCTGCCGCTGAATCTTCTGCGAATTTCACCCAACCGATACACCAGCCCACTGTCTCGCTCTTGTCTGATTCCAAACGAATCACGACTGATCGACATGCCGACGTTTGGATTGTAAGTTTCCAGCACTTTTCCGGCTCGAATCGTGTTGACGATCAGCGGCAACTTCATGCTTGATACTGTGAAGTTCGCGCCACCATTTCCGGTTAACTGCAAATCTTCTGTGCCGGTTCCATCACCAGTGATTCGGTTGATTTGCTCGGTAAAAACACCATCAGAGACAAAGGTTCCGAGCTTGATTTGTGGGTAGTCTTCCAAATAAATGTTGGCAGCACTCGCCTGAAGTCTTCCTAGATTGCCAT